TATAACTGTCGCGTATGATAAAGATAAAAATGATATAACATTTACTGGTTCTTCTGAGTTTACGTTTAATTTTTACGGTGGCACAAATGGGTATCACTCTAGTGTTGCCGTGGATGGAAAAACAACGCCGCACGATATTTTAGGTCTCCCCGCGAGTAACGTGACATCCACGAATAACACTCTCACCACCGGAAGTGTTAATTTACAGGGCCCAGATGCCCTCATCATAAAAATCAGCAACGGCGCTGACGAATTGAATAAAACTGTATATTCCGATACACCCTTTTATACAGGGAGAATCCTTATGTGTGGTGACGTTATTAACTATTCGGGTTCTGATGATGCGGTAGAGCATAATTTTGACACGGGTACACAAAACATATCAAAATTACGTATACAATTCTTCTACAGTAGTAATAATCGTTTAATCCCGTACAATTTTAGAAACGCTAACCATATATTAAAACTGAATATCGAATGTAGTACAGACAAATTATATACGACACCTAAGGTCGTTAAAGATTTCTCTTTACCACCACCTGTGCGCATCCCTGAAATGGAAGATCCGGATAGGTGGAAAGGGTATGTATACATTTTCCTGATAGTATTTGTCGGTTTAGCGTTCATTTTGCTCACTCGACCTAAAAAAATTAGCGGGTGATGGCAAATACGGGAGAAGCGGGCTTCTTGACGCGAGTGGATAAGCGGGAGATGAGCATGAATACAAGGACAGAGAGGAGAGTGGTGAACAGCGCGGTGAGAGCGTAGTTAAGACCACCATTCTTCTGGACGCGTACGATCTGGTGAATACCCCATCGAACGAGATCCATCCAAGAAAGGGCAGCCGCGAAGGAGAAACCCGCAACAACGGCATTGAGAGACTGAGTCTCGAGCTCACGGGAGATGGAAGCGAGTACCTCGGAAGCGGCAGGGTTAGACATTTTATAATAGGTTAAGATTTTATTCTGGTAATAACTCTTCAACAAAGACTAATTTTTTGTATTTTTCTTTCCTGTACCCCTTGATTTTTTCATCTCCATCTTCTTCCTCATCATCAGAATCTTCTTCGTCTGAGAGACTCGATTCTGATGAGTTGTCTACCGTTTTAAATGATTTATAATTTGTATCGGTCCATCCCTCTGGTAATTCAGAGGTGCTCATTACTATCAATAGCATTTTTTATCATCTTCTCTGACGGATTAGTCGGCTTCCATGATTCCCACGCATCATACGCATCGTTTATAGCGAGCATGTTCACATCACTCCCCGAATAAGGCTCGAATTGAATATCCTCTTCCACTTCATCTACGACTTCGATTTCTTCATCATCCGATTCCTCCTCGTCGTAAATGTCTGGAAAATAGGAACCTATCTTATTACCGACCGTGTTCATGGCACAATATTTCATACAATATTCCATATCCTTTCCCAGTATAGTATCCCTACCACACGCTTTAGCGTATTGTCCTGAGAGAACCACGGAGTGTTCTAATACAGGTGTTATAATCTCAATTGCCGATTTTTCCAGAGTTGAAGCGAAGTTTTGCGACTCCATCTTTAAATTCTAATATGTTATTGCTTAGCGCATAAACTCTAAGCTCTCTATTTTCTGACAAAGCGTTCAAGTCAAATTTGAAATTTTGGTTTTTGATCATACTGAAATTTCTTTGACCTGTGGGGTACCATCTTTCTGGTTCTAATGCGAAACTGTAGGAGTAAAATCGTCTAAATAATTGCGTCCGGGAATGATGAATACCACTCTGAACAGCTCGAAGGTTTATAAATTTACCCGTCTTTTCATTCAACATGACTTCACCATCCAATGTCATCTCCAAACTTTGTAAATTTTCGTAGGAAATATAATCATTGTTTAAAATTTGACTCGGGTGATCATAATCAAACGGATTCGATACACTCGTTCTCTGTATAACGAAAAATAATTCTTTGACTGGATTTATAAATTCGGTTCTATGTTTAAAAGGGTTTGTATTGGCCGGAATCGTATCCCTGCTCACTTGGAGTTGTGTTATGATATGATTCACTTCTTCTGATTGGTATTTTATCCGTTCCGGGTCTCCGAGTTGTACCATTTCTGTCTGGAGAGACATTGAGTTTATACCCACATCATATATACCTGAAGAAATTAGATTTATAGTTCCTTTCATAACCGAGTGTGATGTACAATAATACTCCAACGTATTGGGTGCATCGAGTGGAACTGTAAAAGTTGCGGGATCTGTGGCCGAACTTAAACCATTCGCGTATGATGTTCCACCCGTTTCTCTCAACGCGAAAGGATGCCCAGATTTATTGTATGTAAAATTATACGTGTTCCCTTTTATCAATGTAAGCGTGGGGTGGGTAGCACCGTCTATTATATATGCCATCCCACCACTCTCAACAACAACATTGAATGTTGTATTATTGGGTGAAGCGCTCACCGGTAAATCGGTTATACACTTTTCTCGGGTGTTTAATTTAATTTCTATTTCACATTCTTGCCGGGTAAGTGCGCATAAAGGGATAGACAATTCTGGATTATTATAAAAATAAAAAGGTATGTCTACTATACATTTTCGGGGAGTAGTTGCGGTTCCCAAATATCCTTGTATTTTTGTATCACTCACATTTGTTCCCGAAAGTTCGTCTGGACATTTACCTATTAATTTGGACAAATTCGTTTGTTTCGTCTGAGTTATGTAGTTTTCGGAGTGTATCTGGAGCCAATCTGCTGGTATTCTCTGAATAACCTGACCTCCTATGATCAAATCTATATATTCAATCAACGCATGACCTATAGATTCTATGTATGTATACGTAGTACCAAACGTGAGAGGTGGAAGTTCGAACTGAACACTAACGTTTTTTATGAGATCACCACAATTGTTAGGAATCGTACATCTTAAAGTACTTCCATATTCTAGGTTTCCATCTAATTCATGGTTTACTTCATATTTCGCGAAGTTTGTATGTTTCCTGAAATTTTTTACGAAGTGCGTGTACTCTGGATCGTCTGTGAAGAATATATCCTGAGTACCCTTCGTGGCGAGTTGTAATCGTCCCGCCATTCCTAATACTATACGTTAAAATTTTAAGCCCGCTAAACCACTTTCTACGTGAAGTACATTGTAATTTTGGGCGTAAATAGATAGGTTAGTTTTTGATAGTGACGAGACATCTTCCAATTCAACATCTATCTTTTTGTGTATTATACGACTCATGTTTAATTGTCCCGTGGGGTAATACATCTCGGGTTGAAGAGAAAAGGAGTACATATAAAATTCATACACGGGACTCGGGCACCCTGTATGATGACGAAGTGATTGTTCGTATGCCAGATATTGCCCACTTTGATCAAATATGGTTTCACCATTACAATCAAATTTTATATTCTTTATCGATCTATAATCGGAACGTTTACCTGATAAGATTATGTTAATGGTTTGATCTGTATTGCTAGCTTCAGTCAAAGAGTACACACGCACCCGACCGGTCGAAATGCCATTGCCGTCGTTGAAAGGAGTGCCGATCGCCACGCGCGTGCCGTCTGAGGACATAGATAGCGAGTATCCGGACAAGTCGTCCAAAGCCTCGCCGTCTATATCTGACCCTACCTGCTCCCACGCAGGAGTGACGCTGTTGTAGACGTACACCCGAACGTGGCCGGCGTCATCGCCGGTGCTAGGGTCGTTGTAGGGAGAGCCTATCGCCAAATGTGTGCCATCCGATGATAGAGATACCGACCACCCGGAGTTGTCGGCCGCAGCCTCGCCGTCGATATCTTGGCCCACCTGGCTCCAAGATACATTGTTCCAATCATACACACGCACGTGGCCGGCGTTATTACCGGTGCTAGGGTCGTTGTAGGGAGCGCCGATCGCCACCCGCGTACCGTCTCCTGATATAGATACTGACCACCCGGACAAGTCGTCTCGCGCCTCGCCATCGATATCGCCACCCAACTGGCTCCACGCCCCGCTGCTCTCTGAGTACACACGCACATGGCCGATGTCGACGCCGGCACCATTATTGGTGGGGTTGTTAATATATGCACCGATCGCCACCCGCGTGCCATCCGATGATAGAGATACTGATCGCCCGGACCGGTCTCCATAACCCTCGCCGTCGATATCATTTCCAATTTTATTCCAACCATAAGTAGCATCGTATTCATAGACCCGCACGTGGCCGGCGTTGGAGGCGGTGCCGTCGTTAAACAAAGCGCCGATCGCCACCCGCGTGCCGTCTGAGGACATAGATACCGAGTACCCAGACTGGTCGCCCACAGCCTCGCCATCAATATCGCCACCCACCTGGCTCCAAGATACATTGTCCCATTCGTACACGCGCACATGACCGACTCTGTCGCCGGCAGCAGTATTGGTGGGGTTATTAAATGGTGCACCGATCGCAACGCGCGTGCCGTCAGAGGATATAGACACTGAAGTGCCAAAGTAGTCTTCCGCACTCTCGCCGTCAATATCTGCGCCAAGCTGGCTCCAAGATACATTGTCCCATTCGTACACCCGAACCTTACCGGTCCCGCCGGTGATGCCGCCGCCCTGGGGGGGCATTATGGCGCCGATCGCCATGCGCGTGCCGTCTGAGGACATAGATACCGAGTACCCAGACTGGTCATACGCAGCCTCCCCGTCGATGTCTTGACCTAATTTTGTTATCTGAAACGTATTTGTACCAGGAATTGTTGTAGATAAGGGTGTTAAAGCTTGATCATTTGTTGTAGTATCCATGAGACGATTTTCAAACACCACACATGTGTATACCACAACTTTTCCATCTTGACTTGTAGCCAAACTAGAACCTGCAACTATAACATTTCCATCACTCGACATGGATACAACTCTCCCCATTTTATCACCCGCCCCTCCCCCAATATTCGAAAATACTTGATTCCAAGTTCCATCGG